CAGTCGAACTGCTGCCAAGGTCAAATAGGTGGTCACATTGTTGTTGGTAAAGGTGGGAATAACAGGGTCGTTAGCAGCTGTTCCGGGGAGAATCCGAATGCCACAGGTACGAGTGGAACGATCACAGTAGATTCCGATTGCTACATAACGATTCAAAGATTCATCTACATAGGAAGAAAGGTCGATGGTATGCAGGGTATCACTGATAAAGTAATGTCCATCGATCCACGCCTTACCCGTGCCGAATGTAACGGACAAATTTTTGACTGTTGGTGCAAAACACTGCCGGTAAGTATCCAGAATCCCATTGCAAATTAAACTGGACAAATATGCCGTGAAATCCTCTGCGGTATACACCCGGTCAAGGTTTTGTGCGTTAAAAAATCCATAAGAAAAAGACATATGAATATCACTCCGTTTCTTTGAAAGTCGGTGTCAGACTTCTGCCGTTCTGGTCGAAACTCTCCACCATGCCGATCAGCTGAATTCGAGGCTGAATCAAGCCGAATCTTCTCTGTTCCACAGTCACATAGTCGCCCACAAAATAATCCTTGTTGTACTGATACTGGGTGGAAAAAGCAGCGATGGCAGATTCTGATGCCGTTTTTGGCTGCACCAGATGTTCTGCACCGCTGCTTTTCAAAATTTCCAGATATTCCGCATCCGTCACATCTTCTTCCTGTGCGGTGTTTCGCTCATCCACATACACCTCATAGCGGTCAAGATAGGTCGGCTCTGTACCGGAACAGAAGGTCGTGCGTTTTCTGGCACTGCCCTCACCGCAGCCCAGCACATAGGCGAAGTTTTTCTGCACGGCATCGTCCGCTGCATAAGAAAAGGACAGCAGATTGTTGTACGCATCGGAGAATACGATGTGGGGGTTTTCATCCTGCAACAAACTGCGGTCTGTTCCGGAAAACAGGTCGCATTTCAGTGCATTTCCATCCAGACGCACATTTGCCGAACCGCCGATTGTTTCACAAAGGCTGTACAGCCATTCTAAAATGTTGTCATAGCT